ATCATGCCTACTGTCGCTTGCTCTCATTTCCTTAAACATGATGTGCCTGAATTGCTCGTCGACAAGCAGAGTTGGCGTAATTCTGAGCATCTCTACCAGTTTAAGGGGAGGCGCAATAAATAATCTCTTGTTTAATCATGAGTGCTATACCATTCCCACCGCAGTACCACAAGGGTGGCCATCATTCTGTCACCCTTCGCGCAGAGCTTGTTTGGCAGCGAGCACTTTTGATTGGCATTCTCTCTGCTTCTTTGGTCGGGTTGACCACTCTTTTTGATGGCATCCCCGATTATATTGACCAAGCGCTTGACGCAGAGGATATTCCGGCGCATGTTGCAACACTCGCCGCATTCACAGCGACTACGGAAAAATTTCAAAAGGATGAGTTGGCATCTTCAAATGACATTGCAAGCTTCTTGCAGCGCATCAACAAGAAGCTTGGTCGTGTCGACAACCGGCTTATTGCTATTGAAGGTGAGACAGCTGGTATTGATGCCACTACTGCTGCCATGGCAGCTACTCAAACGCTTATGTGGCAACAAATGACCAATCTCAATGCCATGACAACCGATACTAACTCATTACTTACTAAGATCCTTGAAGAAGTTACCTATTCTGAGGAAACATTTCGCAAGCGTGTTAGGCATGCTTTAATAGGATCTACCATGACTTCCACCACCACTTATGAAGCTGCTGGCCAATGTGATGCGCTGCCAACAGAGTGCACACTTGAAGGTGAGGCAGAAGCGATCGTTGAAGCCGTTTCATGGGTGTAATGTATAAATAAACTCTATTTTAATAGTCGCAATGGAGGATGTTACCCACGTACAAAGTGAGCTTACCAGTGCCAGGCCTCCTGGCACCGTGTTTGTCGATCGTAAGGCCCTCCCTGCTACTGTTTATGCTAAGGCTGATGGGCTTAGGCCTGTTGAAGACACTGAGATCTTCTTCAAAGAACTTGTTGGAACCCTACAAACTGCTCCTCTTGATCCTCGCGGCAAGCTGCTTCTCACTATCGACCTTGATTTTTCACATGGCAACCTTCTCTCAGCTAGGAAGCAGAACTATGCTTACAACAAGTACAAAGAAATCCGCGTCGAAGGCAAGCGTACTGATGTCATTTTCGGTCGGTCGGGTTCTATTGGCGTTATTTACACTACTAACCCTTGGTACCAACTTTCTGCCACTGATAATGCTGCGAATGCTCTTGCTGCACAATCTGATCCCACATATCGGGTTTTAACTATATCTGATACGTTAGACATGGATCTCTCTGGCATGATCAAGGATTTTGTTCGTGAAGGAGGTTGGTATTTTGCTAACCCTGGTGAATCAATGCCACTTGATTATCACATTGCTGGGCGTATTTTCTTCCTCACTGAGATCCCGCCTCAAATCCTTTCATATGAATTGCCTGTTTATCTTGCTGGAACTGTTCAGGTGAAAGACTATATTCCCACTGAACTGTCAGCACTTACATTTTCCAAGACCAGAATTGAGGGTGATATCCGTCTTGTGCAGCTCACTTGGGATTCTGAGATTAGCCAGTATGTTGTTGATGTGTATGTCAACTCCCTTATTACCGGCAATGCTGTTGGCAGCTACCTCCCTGATCAATCACAACCCATGTCTATAACTATTCGTGAGGTGCCTGAAGCTGGGGAAGCTGCTGATGAGCTTGACCCCCCCACTGAAGTACATTCTATTATTGACTATCCCTGTAAGGTGATCAATGCCACTGAAACTACTTTATTGGAGTTTCGCACTACCATCTCAAAGCTCTCTAATTTCAATGTACCTGAGCTTGTTGAGTATGATATTCCTGATCAAGCCGGTTGGGGCGTTTTTGAGGACTCTGTCCCTATGAAGTATCGCTCCTATAAGGGTATCCCCCTTGACAGCATGCCCACTAGAAGTGTTAACATGCGGCCTGAGGTGTTCAGCCGCGCCGTTGGCCCTGAAACTCTTGCTAACATGCGTCGTGTCGCGAGAGGTGGCCGCCCGCTCGTTGTCACGCGTCCAATTGGTGCTGACATTTCTGACATCGCCCGCCTTGCATGGGGCTCGGGTTTAAACTGTATAAATATGCTCTATAGTAATTGAGATCATGTCCCGTACTGTTTTCCAGAACGCTTGTGTTGCTGCTAAAATCCC